GCATATCTCTCGCATAATTTCATAAACATCAGGGCTAGCTTTTTAGTCATAGACCCATGGTCTCTTGACCATTCTCCGTCATCTATATTGCCCTTCCAGTGGCTTTTGCCTACGCAATAGCTAGCACCGTTTACATCAATTTTATAATGTTGGAACGGAGGAAAATTGCATTTAGTGTATTTAATTATTGCAGCTGGTACTTTATAGTCGGCGTCGTCATCGTATTCGGTATGAGCAGCGGCTTCTTCGTCTGCCGCGTCTTGACTCTTTTTAGTAGCAGCTTCGTTTATTGGTACATGAGCCCAAGTCATTACTCGAAAAATTACATCTGTAGTAGGAATTTCTTCAGTTGGAAGTAAAAATTCGTCTAGTTTACGTTTTTCGCCCTGGGCAGCAGCAGCTTCAAGTTGAAGTTTTGCTAATCGCTCTGCTCGATTTTCCTGTGCTTGCCGTATGTTATCTGTGGTGATCTGTAATAAATCATGGATAATCATATCATAGTCGGCGTAGTCTGGTAATGTAAAAGTACAGTAAGTACTTTTGCTACGGTGTATCTCTTTTAAGATATCTTTATTATTTAGGTAATTATGTTTAATTTTTATTCTCCTTAGCAAATTACTGCATTGTTTTTAGTTTAGCATATAAATCAACGTATTGCAACCATTTAAGTATAAACATAGCATATTTTAACTCATATAAATATAGTTAAGAAGGTACAACCATGCCATTTAATATTCCAGATTTATCTACAACTGCCATACAAAAAATGACAGGGCCTCCTAACCTATACCAGAGTCTGTCGGGAATTTCTAATCCAGTCAGTGACTTAACGTCGTTGTCAGATCCGGCTGCTAGTAGGTTGTCTTCAGCGGGATTGTCAAAAGGTGCATATCTGCCAGATGCTGACGAAGTGGATCCTTCTAACATAGATTATGAAGAATCCGACGATACTAGCCAAGATGGTGGCGGAGGCGGTGCCGACGACGATAACGAAGGCGACAGTTCGTCTCCAACGTCCTCTAATAGGGCTGCATTTAAAACGTCGCAAATTGCAGCATTTTCTGGACCACAGGGCAAAGATTGGCGTTTAAAAGTCACGTGTAAAGAAATCTCAAACTTTTCTGGATTATTAGGACCATTAAAAAATACAGGTGGCGTTATATTTCCGCACACTCCTACAGTTACAGTTGGGTATCAGGCAAACTATGCAGCACAGAGATATACACATAGTAATTATCCAATGTATACATATGAAAGCAGTGAAGTTCAACCTATACAAATATCTGGAGAATTTACTGTACAAAACAGTGCAGAGGCAGCCTACGTATTAGCTTGTATTTATTTCTTTAGGGCAAGTACAAAAATGTTCTTTGGATCTTCAAAAAATGCAGGTGCTCCTCCCCCAATAGTCAGACTTACTGGATACGGAGATCAATATTTTCCGTCAGGTGGTGTTCCTTGTGCAGTAACCTCGTTTACTCACACTATGCCGCCTGATGTAGATTACATTAATACAGGGCAAACTCGAATGCCCGTAATTAGTACCATAACAGTAAATTTACAACCAATTTACAGTAAATCAACTTTGACAAAATTTGATTTAAGTAAATTTTCTACAGGTGGACAACTAGGAACAGGATTAATATAATGGCTGCAATATACTCAAAAACTAGTCCGTACTATACAACCTCTGTTACCGGTAATTTTTTAAATGTGTTGGCATACCGCCCTATCCCTAAAAATCCAATGGATATAAAATATACAATTGATTATGTTTATGAATTTAGGCCTGACATGTTAGCATCTGACCTATATGATAATTCAGGACTGTGGTGGGTATTTGCAATAAGAAATCCAAATGTAATTGCAGATCCAATATTTGATTTCTATGCTGGTCAGATTATATATCTTCCTAGTAAAGATACATTAATTTCATCATTGGGAATGTAAAATGGCTGACAACGGTGCTTATGCACGATATCTTGAAGCTCAAAGGCAACAAGCCATTAAAGATAACAAGGCTAAATTTTCAGCTGTATCTAAAGCAGAAGATGATAAAATAAAACTCCGTGGCGCCGGGTACGGCGATTTAAGTACCGGTGCTCAAATAAACAATAGAGCCAATGGCAAATTACTTAGATCGGGCGGATCCCCGGCAGTAGGCACATCGGGCAAAGTATCCGACCCGTATGCTGATAATAGAAAAAATGCAGGTAAAGGTGGGTATGACGAAGCAGGTGACCCAATTGACAATTATTCTTCTAATAGAAAAAATGCAGGTAAAAGTGGGTATGATGAAGCAGGCGACCCAGTTGATCCGTATGCAAAAGACCGTGCCAATGCTGGTCAGTCTGGATACGATGAAGCCGGTACAAAAATTAATAGTGACGGCACACCAGGCGGATCTCAAAAAGTAAATTCCAATGGGGAATCTAGTTCAAGCGACTCGGGCGGCGGTGGTGGTGGAAGTGGCAACCCACTGGATCAATACGCCAACTATACATATGGTTTAAGCCTGCATGTAATTAAACCCGAAGAATACGAGGGATTAAAGCCAGGGTACAACCCCGATGGAAAAGTTTTAATTGCCAGCGGTGGCCGGCAAGGTAGCGGATTTGGGCGTATTGCAGGATTCCAGTCTGATTTCTATTTTGATAATTTTAGGATGACTACAATAATAGGAATGAATCAACGCACTCGCGGCAGTAATGTAATAGATATGCAATTTACAGTACTAGAACCGTTTGGCATGACACTATTAGATAAGATACTTAAAGTAGCAGATCTACTTGGAGCAAAAAATTGGAACGAAATGCCGTTTGTAATGCAAATTGATTTCTTTGCTAATACCAACGATGATAGGTCTGTATTAATATCAGGGCATACAAAATATATTCCTATTAAATTAATTGAATGTAAAATATCAGCAACTTCAAATGGCGCAAGTTATCAATTCCATGGTATTCCATACAATCACGCTGCTTTTCAAACTAATTCTGTTTCTACCCCAGCCTTTAATGAAGTAACTGCCAAAACTGTTAAAGAATTTTTTAGCAGTGACAGTAAAGACAAAGGCAGCTATGCATTGGCATTAAATAATTATCAGAAAAAATTAGCGGCAGATGAAGCTAAGTATCAAGAATTTCCTGACATATATGAATTTAAGATTGATTCAGAAATAGGTGATGCTAAGATTGTATACGAAAAAAGAAATAACGTAAAATCTGCACCAATGGCAAGTAAATCAAATAAAACAGCCACAAAGGACGACGGAAAACGTGCCGCCGAAGGTGGATCTGCTGCACAATTGGATTTAGAATATCAAGCGATTCCTATCAACGCAGGAACTTCCATTATTGATGTAATCAGCCAAGTTATAAGAAATAGTAGTTATATGGCGGAACAAGTTGGTAAAGGTGGCGACGACCTTATAAAATCTTGGAGGGTTATTCCTGAAATTAAAATATTAAAATTTGATAATTATAGAAAAATTTATCAGAAAAAATTTACTTATCATGTTAAAAAAGCTGATTATCATAATACAAAATATCCAGATGCTCCAATGAAAATGCCAACAAAGATTTCTAGGAAATATAATTATTTGTATACTGGAAAAAATCAAGATGTATTGGATTTTGCTATAGATTTTAATGTGGTATTTTATACAGCAATGACTGCAAACAGAGATAAATTGAAAAAAGTTGAAGTTGATAAAGAAACCAAAAAAAATGAAAAAGATAAAGGTGTAAGTGCGTCGGCCAGCCCAAATAAATTAGATCCAAAACATGTAAAGACTGTTGCTACCCAAGCCGATGTAGCAACCTCTGCCCAAGGAGCAAACGATGCAAAAAATGTGTCATCGAATGATTTAGTTAGATCAATGTTCACCGATTCTCGTGGTGATATGATTAATATTAATTTAAAAATATCAGGGGATCCTGCATATATCAAACAAGATGATGTATTTTTTAAACCTTCTGCCAGTAACAATTCTGCAGGAACAATTGACCAGCACGGTAGTTTTTCCACGGACAACGGCGAGCTATTTGTTGAAGTTAATTTCAGAACTCCGTCGGACATAAATCCAAGTACTGATACGTATGATTTTAGCAATAGTGAAAAAACAGCGTTTAGTGGAACATATAGGGTAATGACAGTTGACAATGTTCTTGAAAGAGGACAATTCACTCAAACGTTGTCGTTGATTAAAGTTTTTCCAGCATAAGAGCAAATAAAAATGTCTAAAACAGATAGAAGAATAGGAAAAAAAGTACCTGACTATATACGCAGGGAAGATGCTGCGGGCGTAAGATTTGATTCGGGTCCGTATGTAGGAAAAATAAAAAACAACTACGATACTATTCGCCAAGGGAGACTTCAAGTATGGATTCCTGATTTAGGCGGTGGTGACGAAGACGATGTCTCAAATTGGCGAACCGTTAGCTATGCAAGTCCATTCTTTGGTTCTACGTATCAAGAACCCGACAATAAGAAAAATACATTTAAAGATGTAAGACATACTTACGGGTTCTGGTTTACACCACCAGATATAGACAATTTTGTTATGTGTACTTTTATTGCCGGAGATCCTCAACGCGGATTTTGGTTTGCATGTATACCATCGCAATTAGGGCAACATATGGTTCCTGCTATAGCAGGAACGAGTAGCTACGACACTGAGGGAATTACCAATAGTGCAGTGCAAAAAATGAACAAGCCGTCGGTGTTGCCGGTAGTTGAATTTAACGAAAACAAAGAACAGGATTGGACAGATTTCACTGGGCTAAAGAAGCCGTTACACGAAACACAAATTGAGATATTAATAACACAGGGTCTTGATAGGGACACAGATCGAGGAGTAGTAAGCAGCAGTAGCCAACGCGAGAGCCCTAGTAGGGTGTTTGGAATTAGTACCCCGGGGCAACCCGAATCGGGTGCTACTAAAGACGAATTTGTTTATACACGTAAAGGTGGACACACTTTAGTAATGGACGATGGTGATTTTAAAGACAAAAATAGAATATTTAGATTGCGATCGTCAGGTGGCCATCAAATTATAATGAATGACACCCAGGATATATTTTATATTGGTAACAGTAAGGGAACAGCCTGGGTTGAATTAACCGAAGCAGGAGCAGTTAATATCTTTAGTGACACAGATATAAACTTTAGAGCAAAAGGTGATTTTAATTTCCATGCTGATAAAGATTTTAAAATACATGTAGGTGGCAAATTTAGTTTATTTGCTAAAACATCTATCCAATCAGAATCTGAACTAATAACATCAACCTCTAGTGCAAAGACCACTATATTTGGTAACGGTGTTGAAATTGGCAGCGAGTCTACTATTGATATTAATCCTGCAGGAGCAGGTAGTTTCACATGTGGGCCCACATTAACAATGTCGGCGGGCACAATAAAATTAAATTCTGGTAGTGGCCCAACAGTATCAAAACCTGACAAGATTACAGTCAACGATGTAAATGAAGCCGAACTTGACGGAAGTGGACAATGGCAAACTAAAGCAGCCGCATTAAAAAGCATTGCAAGTGTTGTTCCAACGCACGAGCCGTGGCCTCGCAAAGGTGGAAAACCAAATGCAGCAGCTAGCGGCGCATCAAGTGCAGCAGGCGGTGGTAGTAGCAGCACCAGTGGAGGTGGCAACACTGGCGGCAACACTGGCAGCGGCAACTCCACATTAAATTCAGGTACAGGTGGTGCAGCTACAGATGGTAAAGGAAATCCGGCTGTTAGTGGCCAGTCGGGCGACGGCGGCGGCCCTAATGCCGCAGCGTCACAAAGTGTTAAAAATCCAGCATCAAAATCGTCTATGTACAATAAGGACAATCCAACTCCTACTACAGGGGTAGGCCCATTGGATCCTATAGATAAAAAAGCACTTAAAACACAAATAGCTCATAACGAAAGTGGCGGCAGGTATGATATAGTTGAAGCTAAGAGAGGCAACTATTTAGGAAAATATCAAATGGGCGCAGGTGCGTTAGTTGGCGAGGGATATATTAAACCTGATGCGTATGCTAAATATGGGTCATCCGCAGTTAATTATCCCTCAAGCTGGACCGGTAAAGGCGGAGTATCATCAAAAGAAGACTTTTTAAATAATCACGATGCACAGGAAAAATCAATGGATGGTCTACTAGATAAAAATTATTCCACGTTACAGAGAACTGGCGGAGTCAAACCCGGAGACAGTAAAGAAACTGTATCCGGTATGTTGGCAACAAGTCACCTATTGGGTGCAGGAGGTGCAACAACATGGCGTAAAACAGGTGGCGGCGCAGATGCCAATGGTACATCGGGTACCTCTTATTATAACATGGGCCGGTATGCATCTAATGTGCTAGCCAAACAAACTGCTTAAATACTATTATGACTACATACAAAGGATTCAGTACTTACAACAGAATGCGTAAATTTACGCTAACTGACTTTGACTTGATTAAGCAAGATTTATTTAATCATTTTTCAATTCGCAAAGGTGAAAAACTAATGAATCCAAAATTTGGGACAATTATTTGGGGTCTTTTATTTGAACCAATGTCCCCGGATATTAAAGCATTAGTGTCCCAAGACGTTAAAGAAATCATTGACTACGATCCAAGAATTTCGGCTGATAGAATATCAGTGACTGAATTTGAACACGGGATTCAGATCAATTTGAATATACGTTA